TTTAGTGGATCACTACAAGTTTGGCACTTTCTAAATGAGAACAATTTAATTAAAGGATTAAATAACACTGAATTTTTAATCTTAAATCTGTTTCTTAAATATAGCTATTCTTTAGATAAGGCAGCGGATGAAACAGGTTTATCTGTATTGGCTATCTCTAAGATATTAGAAAAATTTAATATTGAGCCTAATTGGAAAAAGGTTAGAGAAAGCCGTTATAGCCGCATTGGAAGCCAAAAGGGGATGGAGGCGGAGGCTTTATTTAAAAAGCTCGTTCCGGACGCTTTAGATGCCAACGAAGAGATTAAAGAGGGTAACAGTAAATTTGATTTTATCGTTTTTGATGAATATACCGGCAGAGAAAAGACGATAGACGTAAAAGAATTTGCTATACAAGACAGCGTAGGTGGCAAGGGATGGGTGTTCAGATTTCCCGAAAAAATGGACGATAGGGCAGATTATTATGTCCTATTTCTTTGTTTTGACAAAGAAAAACGCCTTGAGGGTGAATATAGGGTGTTAGTTTTACCTAAGGGCATTTTGCCGGAAAACGAGAAAGTAAGTAGAACTGGTCAGAAGCGTTTATTAATCTCAAACGATCCGAGCAAACAATCTTATAAGATGTATTTTAAGTTTGAAATTAGCCCTGAAAATTTAGTTTGGTTTTTTACTGGAGAGATGTAATGAGTAAAGAATCAACGTATGGGATTTACACACCTGAATTTAAACGGCAAGTCGTTGATAGAGTGATGCAGGGCGATCTATCGATGAAAACACACGCTAAACGATTTGGCGTAAACGGCAGCACAATTAAAAATTGGCTGATCGATTTAGAGGGCGAGGATGGTTATGAGTTGTATCAACAACGATACGCCTTAGTTAAAGGGTACAAGAAAGTAGATACAACGGAAGAACTTTATAAACCGGAACTTTTAGAAGCAGAGGGGAAGTTTCAAGGTGTTATCTATAAAAGACATAAAATAATAAATAAAACAAAGATTTACGATAATAAAATAAAGGGGATTATTGCATTAAACGCAACAATTAAACAATTCAACCGATCCGGATATGGCGCAATTCTTAAACCGTTGCCAGTTCCAAAAATCAAAAGCGGCGTTATTGCACGCATTCCCAAAGAAAATCACGTGTTAAGCGTTCCATCAGATTATCACAACTTTTATTAATGAGAGGTTACTATGAACAACATAGTTAAATTTTTAATCGGCTTATTTGTAGCTTTAGCGTTTATTTTTGCGCTAATCGTTGCTTACACGGTAGCTGAAGCGGATGTTAACTTAAAGCTAGATAAAAATAGCGATTATCACGATGAGTTAACGAGCGAACAGATTGAATGGAAACAGTGGGCAGATGCGGAATGGAAAGCGGAACACGGCAATTTACAAACGCCTCTAACAGCAGAACACGAGGCGGAAATCAGACATCATTTAAATTTAAAATAATTAGGAGGAATTTATGGAAGTTTTTTATTTTACTTTTTCTATAGCTTTATTTATTGTTTTTTCAGTTATTTCATATTTAGCAATAACATCATTTTTAATAGAGAAAAAGAAAAATAACGTGTTAAAAATAACGTTATCCAACACTTTATTAATAGTGATAACATTTTGTTTTTTAATGATTTTTTCTGCTGTATTAGCTGTTTCAATAACAAAGATTTTTGAAATAGGCTTATCCATAAAACTAATTTAGTAGGGGAATAATTAAAATGTTTGATTTAATCCTATCCACTGAAAGCAAGGTGCTTTCCACAAATATTGATACCTTCAAAAAACAAGCTGAGCAATATCTCGCCAACCTAACTAAAACCTTTGAAACCGATGAAGATTTTGGGCAGGCAAAAGCGGAAATTAAAGACCTAGGCGAACTAGAAAAGAAAACTCGAACCGCTATTGATAATGTTCTTAATGGTAATCAAGAAATTGCAGCATTGATTGATACCGCTAAAGAGATTGCGGAACGTTTTAGAACAGAGCGTTTAAATCGAGAAAAATTAGTGAAAGCAAAAGAAGCGGAACTCAAAGAGTCGTTAGCCACTCAAGCGATAACTGAAATTGATACTCTTAGAGAACAACTCGTTAAGGAAAGCGATATATCTATCGCATTATCAATGACTTTTCCAAAAAGCACTATCAATAATCGTATTAAAGATAGCCAGAAAAACAAGCGCACTATTGATAGCTTAACTAAGGCGATTAATGCGGAAAAAACATTGATTATTACTGAAATGACAGCTGAAGTAACTAGATTAATCAACCGCTTAGAGCAGATTAAACAGAGTGGCAAGATTTGGCTTTTTAATGACGCCGTGGAATTAATCGCAAGTGATGCAGATCTCGCTGAGATTATTAAACAGCGCATTGAAGAGGAACAACAGAGAGAGGCAGAGCTGAAAGCGCAAGCGGAGCAAGAAGCGAAAGAAAAAGCAGAAGCCATTGCAGCAATAAAAGAAAAATTAAATCAGAGTAAAAAGGAAATTAATGAACAAGCACCGCAGACTGAAACGCAAGTTATACATCAAGAAACGCAAGCAGAAACAGCTCAATTTATTCTTAAAATCCCAGCTCAAGAAATTCCATTTACAGGAACACTCGAACAATTAAGAGAATATTTTGCACCGGTCAAAGCCTTAGGTATTAAGGCGACCATTTCAAGAAAAAATAAGGAATAAAAAATATGGCAACAACAGCACTTCAATCACTCACACAGAAACTAGCTGACCGTTTTGAAATTTCTGACGGTTCAGATTTAATGCAGACATTAAAAAATACGGCATTTAGAGGCGATGTAAATGACAGCCAGATGACCGCACTTTTAATTGTAGCTAATCAATACGGCTTAAATCCTTGGACAAAAGAAATCTATGCTTTTCCTGATCGCAATAATGGCATTGTACCGATTGTTGGTGTGGATGGATGGGCAAGAATTTTAAATGAAAATCCTCAATTTGACGGCATTGAATTTGATTTAGATGAAGAAAAATGCACTTGTCGCATTTACCGCAAAGATCGCTCAAGACCGATTAGTGTTACAGAATATATGAGCGAATGTTATCGTGATATGCCAGGCCCTTGGAGAACGCACCCTAAAAGGATGTTACGCCATAAAGCAATGATTCAATGTGCGAGATTAGCATTTGGTTTCACCGGTATTTATGATCAAGACGAAGCAGAACGCATTGTTGAAGAAAAAGAACCTATTAATGTTACGCCAAAATCAAATGTTATTGATGCTAAAGCAGTCGAATTAATCACTGATGAGCAGAAAAAAAACGTTGAACAACTTCTAGAAATTAAGGAAGTAAACCTAAAAAAAGCCCTTGCTTACTATAATGTGGACAGCATTAATAAATTATCAAAAACAGCTGCTACTGATTTTATTAATAGACTTAACCTCAAAGACGATAAAGTCAAAAATAATGAGGAAATTCCGCTATGATACCCGGATTAATTACGCTTGATTGTGAACAAGGGTCAGAAGAATGGCTAGCCGCAAGGCTAGGCATTCCCACCGGCACAGGTTTTAAAAATATTGTTACCACCGGCGGTGAGAAATCCGGATCGTGGATAAAATACCTTGCCGAACTTGTGGCAGAAAGCATTGAAGGCAAATCAGAAAGCATTAAAACGCCGGATATGGAACGCGGCAATGAGCTTGAGCCTAAAGCGAGAATGGCATATGAATTTTTAACTGATAATGAAGTCATTCAAGTTGGCGGCGTGTATCTCGATGAAAAGAAAGAAGTAATGATCAGCCCGGACGGACTGATGCCATCACTGAAAAAAGGCTTAGAAATTAAATGTCCTAAAATGAAAACACATATTAAATACTTGCTTGAAGGCGGTGTTCCTAGCGAGTATTTAATGCAAGTGCAATCTGCTTTGTGGGTAACTGGCTATGAAACGTGGGACTTTATCAGTTATTGCCCTGAATATAAAAAACAGCCGTTATATCTTTATACCGCCACTAGAAACGAAAAATTAATGGACGCATTTGATAAATACATTCCAGAATTTTTAAAGGCGTTAAACGCATTGAAACAAGGTGAATAAAAATGAGAAAAATCATTCAAATTTCAGAGAGTTTAGCAGTAAGCGGATATGCCCGGCATTATCACATTTCCGCCTTGTGTGATGACGGCACGGTGTGGTCATTTGATAGATTTTACCGAAAATGGGATAAATTACCGGATATTCCGCAAGATGAAGAGGTTGCGCAGGATGAACGATAATTTAAAAACGTTACTGAATTTACGCTTATCGCTAGATACCGCTAGTGATATGGGTAATGACTTGTATGATTTTTTTGAAAATTTACTAGACAATTATGAAGGTACTTGTGAAGAATTGGGTGAGATCGATTTTGAATACCTTATCACTAGTATTGATGCCGTTATCACAGAGCTAGATTTTGCTATGTATTTGATAAATCAACTAAAAAAGAAAGTAACTTTAGAAGAAGCGATTGAAATTTATAACAAAATGGGGGTTGAATAATGGCAGGTGTAAATAAAGTAATTATTGTGGGTCGCTTAGGGAATAATCCGGAAATGAGAAGTTTTCCTAACGGCGATCAAGTTGCCAACTTGAGCGTAGCAACAAGCGAAAAGTGGCAGGATAAACAGAGCGGCGAATGGAAAGAGGTTACAGAATGGCATAGAATTGTGTTATTTAGCCGTTTGGCGGAAATTGCAGGGCAGTATCTCAAAAAAGGCTCGCAAGTTTACGTTGAGGGCAAGCTAAAAACGAGAAAATGGCAAGACCAACAGGGACAAGAGCGCTATTTAACGGAAATACACGGCTTGTCGTTGCAAATGCTAGATAGTAAGCAAGATACGCAGAACGCACCGCAAACGCCACCACCGCAAGCGACAACGGCGAATAATGCTTATGCTAAGGCAAAGCAGAGTGGCATTCCAAAAACGCCGCCACAGAATGATTTTGATGATGATATGCCGTTTTGAATTGATTTAACCGCTAATGTTAGTTAAGATAACCGCACTACACAACGTTAAGTCGGTTTTCGCTCCGATACAAAGCGGTTTTTTTGTACCTAAAATTTAGGTTAGATCCGATATGATCGGGGCGAGAGAACCAAATACAATACCTTTACGGAAATAAGTTCCGCCGACTTAACGCGGTAGTTGACCCCCGATCACCCTACTAAGGTGAAAGGATAACTAAAACTAAATCGTTAAGGTACAAAAAATGACAAATCAAATCTCAACTTTCAACTTCAAATCATCCCCTGTTCGTACTCAATTAGTGAATAATGAGCCTCACTTTTGTTTGGCTGATGTTTGTGCAATCTTAGATATTAAAAATCCTCGAGATACAGCTAAAAAAGTATTAGATCCAAAGGGTGTAGATACTATCTACATCCTCACAAATGGCGGAGAACAAGCAGTATTATTTATCAACGAACCTAACTTATACCGTATTATTTTCAAATCACGCAAAGCAGAAGCAATAGAATTTCAAAATTGGGTATTTGAGGAAGTGTTGCCAACTATCCGCAAAACTGGTGAATATAAAGTTAAAACCACAGTAGGCGATCGCACCGGCTTACGTGATGCGGTTAATATGCTAGTAAGTAAAAAAGGATTACTTTATTCAGATGCCTATCAACTTATTCATCAACGCTTTAATGTTAATCACATTGATGAATTAGCAAAAGAACAATTACCGCAAGCGGTCGAGTATATTCATAAAATTGTGCTTGAGGGAGAGTTAATTGAGCCTAAAAAACATCAAACAGTAAATATTCCGTTTAATGTTGCTGACGCTTTAATGAAATTCCATTATTTAGCAATTAATAACGCTAAGAAAACGGAAAGGGCGTTAAGAATAATTCACGAAACAATGGGGTATGAACGATACGTTAGAAATGATTTAGCCGCAGGCAATTTTGATATTCACAACGAATTTATTCATTGGGTGGATGAGTTTGAAAAGGCGGTTATTAAAGCTAAAGAAATTTAATTAAATCATTAATCAAATAAAGCCTAGATCGAAAGATTTAGGCTTTTTTATTACCTAAAAAACAGGAGAAAAAGAATGTTATGCGACCATTTAAGCGAAGAAAAGTTTGATGAACTTTATCAATTTTGTGATGAAGAGATAGAGTCTATTTTAACTAAGAAAGGGTTAAAGGATTTTTATTCTGATATTGAGGGTACTGATGTTTATATTAATGCAGTGCGCAATGAGATGAATAGAAAAATAGAAGAATTTAACTTGTGGGGATATATACGATGAGGAAAATGGCAGCAGAAATGGAACGCAAAAAGCTTGATGTATTTTGGAACAAGATAAGAGCGGGTCTTGGAGCAAAATTACTAGAAGAACTAAGGAGAAAATAATAATGAATTACGCAATAGATGACAATATAAAAGGGGTAAGGAAATATTTCACTATTTATGTATGTGAAAAAGAAATTAATGTAGAAATTCTTAATACTAAAAGTAATTCTAAATTAATAGGAATTTCCATTCATAATAATGAATATGGTGAAAGCCAATTTATTAAACTACCGCTAGAGGCGGCAGAAGATTTTATTTATTATTTCACCGGAATATTAAAAGAGAGTAAGTAAAAATGAAAATATTTATTGAAGTGACTACGGTACAGAATAACAGGATATTGATTAATATAATGGATATTTAAAGCGTTAAAGGGCATTATGTTGGATATGATATAACAACCACTGTAATAAGTGGTTTTTATTGGAGGTTAATAATGGAAAATAAAACAACTCTTCTAAAGCCAGATTTTGAGGGGATGTTGATTTGTAGTGTTAGATATGCTTTAACTAGAAAAACGTATGTAGTACTGCTTAATATCGGCTACATAAAGCAATATTGGGACGAGTTAGGTGATAGCACTAAGAAAATAATTACTGAAGATATTAAAGAGGGCTTAGAATTATATAATACCGAAGAATTTAAAATCGATAATAGAGCTTGGCGAGAATGTTTATCTTGGATTTTAGCTAAAGGGGAATAAATGAATAATGAAATAATTATGCGTTCAGGTGTTAAAATTGATTTATTAAATATCAAGACTGAACAAATTAGGCTTGCAGATATAGTCTATAATTTAGCGAGAATTAATCGCTTTAACGGCAGAGGAAGAAGAATTTTTACGGTAGCAGAACATTTATTATTTTGCGCTGAAATTGCGGAGGAGTTAAATTTATCGCCGTATTTAAAATTAAGAGTGTTGGTACACGATTTTTCAGAAGCCTACACAGGAGATATATTACCGCAATTAAAACCGTATGGATTTAAGGAAATTGAAGAGAAAATAGAAAAAGCAATTAATCTTTATTTTGGTTTCGATCGGGCGATGAAATTATCGCAACGAGATAAAGCGAAAATTAAAGAAATTGATTTGCTTGCGTTGAAATATGAAGCTAAATATTTAGATATTAAGCTAAATGAGGAATTGGATAATCTCAAAAAGATTAAATCCAGACCGCAACATAGAAGCATTGAAACGGCACAATGTGAATTATTGCTTAAATTTGCTGAACTATCTAAAGCAGCGTTTAGCGCAATTCCGCACGCACCATATTTGATTGTTAAAGAGGGTGAGAATGAAGATTAATAGTTTTGAAATAATAACAATCGTCTATGTTATAGGGATGACTTGTTTTGTTTTACTTTATTCTTATTCATTTAAGAACTTAAATGATAGAGTGAAATCACTTGAAGAAAAAATGTATTTGCTTATAGAGATAAATAAAAATGAAGTTGAAGCGATAAAAAAGTTAAATGAAAATCATCAGTATCTAGTTAATATATTTAATCAGATAGAAAGCGCAGACGTTAGGTTTAGATTTGATAAAGATAATCCAACGGAAAAGAAAACGTTAAATTAATAAAGCCTAGAAAATTCTAGGCTTTTTTATTATGAGGAGAAAGGTATGAAACATTTTAGAAATATTATTAGTTACAAAATTATCAAAGATATTGATTTATCGGATGAAGTGTTAGAGCAATCATTAAGCGATGGTTTAGAAAAAATGAGATTTATTGAGCCAATTAAGGGATGTGGAAAGCTGTATCATAGGGTTGAAGATTATATTTATCTTGCGGCAGAAAAAGAATTTATCAAAATTCCTAGCTCGGCGGTTAATAAAGAATTTAATCAACGTGTTGAAAAATTTGAAAAGGATTTAGCAAGAAAATTAAATAAAGGTGAAAGGGATAATATTAAACAAGATATTGTCGCTAGATTATCCGCTAAAGCAATTAAAGAATATCGCTATTTTAGGATGATTATTGATACAAAAAATAACCATATTTTAATTGATGAAACTTCTACTAAACAGGCAGAAGATTTACTCCACTTATTAAGAAAATGTTTAGGAAAATTACCGGTTGCGCCTTTAGCATATGCTGAAGATATATCAGTTAAAGTTAAATACTCTTTATTAGGAGGTGGTTATGCGGGGAAAATAACATTTTCTAAAAATAATTTAAAAATATCAGGCGATGACGGTGAATTAATTACATTATCTAATGCTGATAATGATATTGATGTTAATGATTTATTAGTGCGGTGGCGTTATGTTCAGACAGTGAAATGTGAATATAATGGCAAAGGTGAAAATATTTATTTTACCCTTTGCAAAAACGGTAATTTAAAAAGTCTTAAAGCATTTCAAACGCTTGATTTAGAGGGAAATAAACAAAAAGAAGATGATTTCGATGCAGATTTAATTTATATGATGGGGGAATATAGAGGTTTATTTGAGGCGTTGGCAGATATTTTCGGCGGAGAGAAAGAGGTAAATAAAGATGAAGAATAAAAATATTATTTCAGTGACAAAATCAGACGCACAAGAAAGATCACTTTATGAAAAAATGGCAGAGCAAAAAGAAGAATTAAAAAAAGAGTTATTAAATTCTTATGGGGTAAGTTCTGAAAAAGGAAATAAAGATAAACCGGAAGATACGGAAGTTATAACTAAAATTAAAGAATGGTTTGAGGTTGCCGTTCCGCAGCCAACAGAAAAAAATCAAGCAATTCAAATAGGCTGTAATTTAGAAGAAGTGGCGGAAATGCTAAATGTATTTAATCCGATGTTGGGAGAATATATTGATCTTTATGCGCGATCTTATAAAGAGTGGAAGACTTTAGATAATATTGATTGGACAGATTATAAATTAATTAAATTGCTAGATGCGCTTTGCGATCAGATAGTAACCGCAATCGGAGTAGCGCATATGTTTGGGTTTGATATTAAAAAAGCCTTGGCGGAAGTGAATAAATCAAACTGGTCAAAATTTGAAAACGGTAAACCAGTTTTTTATAAGAACGGAAAGATTAAAAAAGGGAAATATTATAAAGAACCTGAATTAGAGATGTTTATCAATAAATAAGCCAGCCGCTAAATGCGGCTTTTTATTTAGGAGTGAAAAATAAATGTTAAGAGTTAAAAAATTAAATTGGGAACCACATAATGAAGTGATGGGCGCATTTATTGTTGAAAATAATGAAATTCTAAGTATATATCCTAAAGGCACTCACAATGGATATGTTATTTTAGGTATTTTACACCCTTGTTATGGATTAGATTATGAAGAAATTAATGAAGAATTATATGACAAAGACCTAGAGCCACCTCACGGCGGAATTACTTTCGGTAGGACTATATTTGGTTTTCATAGAGAGGATTTAAAAAATATATTAAATGAACTATATCCGGGATTAGGAATAAAAAATATTAATTATCACATACTTAGGTTTGACACTTGCCACCTTGATGATAATGAATTTAATTGGAATCAAGAAGCAGTTGAGGAAGAAACAATCCGCTTTGCTGAAACGATGGCAAAAATTAAGGAGTAAGTATGGCAGAGAAAAAACCTGAATTAATTGTATGTGCGGCAATTAAATTTATCGAACGAACGCAAAGGGAAATTAATTTAAACCGTAACGGCGTTGAATTAATTGTTCCTATGGTAAGACATTATTCACCTGATGGCAGAGAGGTTTTAGAGAGTATTAAATCAGATCGTGAATTAGAGGAATTGGAACAAGGCTTTATCACTAATAAAGGTAGATTTGTTGACAGGGAAGAAGCTTTTAAAATTGCCAAAGAGAACAATCAAATTAAATTTGATATTGGCTATAACACAAAATTTTTATTTTCTGAAATGCTTTATTGAGGTGGTTTATGGAAAATCTAAATGAAATTGGCACTTATTTTAATAAATCGCAATATGATGAAATATTGCGCACGTTTAAACTACAGGCTTTACTGAATTTAACGGAGGATAGTCCTTATCTCTTAACTGTTGAGGATATTTCTATTTTGCTTAGCAGGTCTTATGATTATACAAACAGAGAAATAGTAAGCTCTCCTAACTTTCCTCAACCTGTTAAAGTTGAAAAAAGTAAGGGGAAAGTTAGAAAATTCTTTTTGCCTAGCGATTTTATTAAATGGCGGCGAGCAAATATTAGAAGAATTAATTAATCTAATAATGAAGCCACGTCAGTCATATTAGGCGCATAGTAAGTGTTTAATAAAATTTTAATATCTCTATGTCCTGATATTTTTGCCAACGTCATCACATCAACCTTTTTAGCAAGCCTTGACAACGCCTCTCGGCGTGTATCGTGAAAATGTAAATAAGATAAGCCGGCTCTATTTTTTAATCTTCTGAATAGCGTGCTTAATGTTTCAGGGGTAATTAAAAAAACGAGATCGCTTTTATCTGATTTTACCTTTTCCAATTGATTAATCAGTTGTACCGCTTTACTGGACAACGGCACATCACGAGAATGACCGTTTTTAGTCATTGGTAAATGCGCAATCCGATTATCTAGATTAATGTTAGACCATTTAAGGCTTGCTATCTCTCCGGCGCGCATTGCGGTTTCTATTGCAAATAGCATAGCTATGGCAACTCTTTTATATTGCGTATCAGGCGCAGTATTTTCATCATATCCGGCAACCTCTAAAATTTTATTAATATCACTTTCGCTATATCTTTGTGTTCTTTCTTTTGAGTCTTTAGGTTTTTCCATTCCTGTAGCGGGATTTTTAGCTATTAAATTATGGTTAACAGCATATTTTAAAATTGCGTGTATTGTATTTAACTCCCGTAAAACGCTAGGCGGTGAAACCTCTTTTAATCTTTGATCGCGCCAATCCTCAAAATCTCGCCTTGTTAAATCCTTGATGTATAAATCGGTAATAGGATGCTTTAAAAATCTATTTAATCTTAATAATTCCGATCTGGCTCCTCTTTTCTTTACAGTTACCTCTTCTTGATACTTTTCAATCAATGCGGAAAATAGCATATCTTCTGGGATACCGTTTTTATAATTCTCCAGTTTCCGCTCTTCATCAACAATCCAGACGTTAGCCTCCGCCTTAGTTTTGAATGATTTTGATTTTCTAACGCCTAATTTAAAAATCTCGGCGCGCCACTTAGCACCATTTTTTCTAATAGAGCCCAT